GACTACATTCCAGTTTATGAAGACGCTTCTGCTACCAAGCCCTGGCTTGTCAGCGCTGACGGCTACATTCCTATCTACGGATAAAAAATGGCAACCTATCGTTGTTTGGCAAGTGGCAATACGGTGACGTTCACTGTGCCTCATGACATCGAGTCCATGAAGGGCCACGGTGGATATGTACTGGTCGATGAGACTGGTGATGCTGCGCCGCAGCAAGAGGAATCTCGTGCTTTGCCTATGCAGGCTCCCGTTAAGCGTATGGGCAGACCTCCCAAAGTGAAGGCTACACAAAATGTCTGAGGGTATGCTTTCTAAGGTCATGTGTCCGATTGCGACACAGGATGTCCACATCAACTTGAAGAACCGCAATCATGCGTTCAAAGAGTACGGATATGGGCCACCAAACCCTGATGAGCCTAATGATGTTTTTTGGCTCAAGAAGGCAAAGATGTACAACGCCCCCACGAAAGCAATCATGGGGATGCGCTGCGGCAACTGTGCGGCTTTTATCCAGACCCCAAAGATGATGGAGTGCATCATTAAGGGCTTGGAAAATGACGACAGTGAATACGACAAGGAAGACGAGATCGAAGACGAGATCGAAAACGAGACTGAAGACGAGGTTGAATACGAGAATGAGAATGAGTTGTCCTATGACAAGAAATTTGTCAAGGCGGCAGATCTAGGTTATTGCGACCTGTTTCATTTCACTTGTGCAGCGGCCCGCACTTGTGATGCTTGGAAGTCTGGTGGGCCTATCAAAAAGGATTAATCATGTACGGTAAAGCACCTAAGATGGAAAAGAAGCCTGGAAAGAAGATGGGTATGCCTGTGGCAATCATGGTTGCCGTTGGTAAGCCAAAACCACTGCCTAAGCGTGGTCAGCGTGCGATGACCAACAAGATGACTCGGGGCAAAAAATGAAGACCAAAGCTGAGAAGAAGATCAGCGCCAATTTCTTCCATTAATAATTGCAGAAATAGTTGAGTCGCTTACGCCGAAAGATTTTGCCAATTCGGTTTGACGCACAAGTCCATGTTTTTGCATATATCTGATTGCATCTATGCAGCGCTCAGAAAGGATGGCTCGACCGTTGTTTTCATGCCAATGCGTCTTGTGTTTTTTTGTATCTTCATAGTTTTGTTCATTAGAACCATAAGCAAGATTTGTAACTTTATTGTTATATCTATTGCCATCAAGATGTCGTATAACCATTCCGTCTGGACGAGGGCCAATAAAAACTTGTGCGACCAACTTGTGTATGTAAAAAGATTTCTGCGGTTGACCGTTCAAAGACTTAACAGAAACGCTAAGATACGGCGTCCTAGAGTTCAATTTTCTAATTTGTCTGCCATCTGGTAAAAGTTTTGCAAATCTGCCATGATTGCTTATCTCATAAAAATCTTCATATCCGGGCACTTTTTTCCAAATTTCAATGAGGTCTGACATGAAAACCACTCCAGAACAAAAAAAGAAGATTCGAAAAGTATATCACGAGTACAAGGCAGGCTCACTCCACTCTGGTAAGGGTGGTCCTGTTGTAAAGAGTCCTCGCCAAGCAGTTGCGATTGCATTATCCTCTGCTGGAAAGTCAATCAAGAAAAAAAGCTAAGTTCCAATTTTTGATGCTCAGAATTGGATAAAACTTGTAGATTTTCAATCCTATTGTCAGTTGGATCACCATTAATGTGATGAACTTGTTCCCATGACTGAAGTTTTCGCCCAAGATGTACTTCCATTACATAACGGTGTTCTCTTACTTGTCGCCCATTGATTGAAATCACAATGTATTTTTTTGGTTGTTTTGTTCCAGCTCGTTTCATAAGTGGACTATTCATGCGAGCCTTCAAGGAAATTTCTGGATGAGCTAGCGCCAAACACTTTCTAGAACAAAATTTTGCTGACTCAATTCTGTACTTTGGAACATAAAATTGTTGTGAGCAATGATGACACTTAATCAAGTGACCTGTTTTTCGTTTTTTGGCTCGTTCGATTCCGAAAAGAGTTGCAACATAACGAGATGAACAAGATCTAGAACAACATTTGGTGCTAGACTTTCTTGGCCGAAAAGAAATTCCGCAAGAGGCACAATTGATGTTTTGCATAAACAATAGCAATGAAGTGGCTTTGTGGCTATAGTGTACATGAAAGACGATTATGAAAGCAAACCCTGTTTGGGACAAGAAGCGTCCTAAGTCCTTGGGCGCTCCTAAGCCTCTTAGTCCAGCAAAGAAGGCTGTGGCTAAAAAGATGGCTAAAGAGGCTGGCAGGCCGTATCCAAACCTCGTAGATAACATGAGAGCCGCGAGGAAGAAATGAAAACTGCTGCTTGGCAAAGAAAAGCCGGTCAAAACCCTAAAGGCGGCTTGAATGCCAAGGGTAGAGAGTCTTATAATCAAGCAACTGGCGGGAATCTAAAGGCTCCCGTCAAATCAGGCGACAACCCTAGACGGGCCTCCTTTCTAGCGCGTATGGGCAATATGCCCGGGCCTGAGTATAAGAATGGCGAACCCACTCGCCTTCTGTTATCCCTCCGAGCCTGGGGCGCATCGTCCAAAGCAGATGCAAGATCGAAAGCTAAGGCGATCTCGGAGAGGAATAAAAAGTGAGACCAGTCTCAGTCGGCGTAAGTTTAACTGCTGCTACAACTACAACGTTGTATACAGTGCCGACTGGCTATTATGCCAAGTGTGTGCTTCTTCACGCATCGAACAATGCTGGCGCAAACAAGCACATAAGTTTTAGTTGGTACGACGCAAGTGCAGCGTTGAGCATACCAATCACGACTGAATACACACTAACTGCCAAATCAACGCTTGCCGAGATTGATGTCAACCAGTACATTGTTTTAGAAGAAGGCGACTACATCACTGCGATATCAGAGTCTGGTTCGACTATTTCTGTTATCGCAACATTTGAACAAATAGGATTGACACGGCAATGACCTATCTAGAACTCATCAATGATGTACTGGTTCGGTTGCGTGAGACTACCGTGTCCACTGCAAACGAAACTACGTACTCTAGCCTGATTGGCAAGTTTGTTAACGATGCCAAGCGTCAGATTGAGGATGCATATGCGTGGAACGTGCTGGGCACAACCTTGACGTTCAACACGACTGCGGGGACGTACATCTACTCAATGACCGGCGCAGGGCAGAAGTTCCAGGTTATGGATGCTATCAACAGCACGGCAAACGTAGGCTTTACGAACATTGGCTTTGTAGAGATGAATCGCCTCCAGAACTTCTCTACTTCTATCTCTGGTATTCCAAGTCAATACTGTTTTGATGGCGTGGACAACAACGGAGACACTAAAGTTGTTCTCTATGCGCGTCCGGACAATGTGTACACAATTCAATTTGCCTTGACTGTTCCGCAGGCTCAACTTACTTCTGATGGCACTTCTGTGCTGGTGCCAGATGTGCTGGTGGCTCAGAATGCTTACGCTCGTGCCCTGGTGGAGCGCGGGGAAGACGGTGGTCTAGCTTCATCTGAGGCTTACCAGTTGTACCGAGCCATGCTAGCAGATTACATCGCCCTGGAAAGCACTCGTTATCCCGAGAACCAGGAGTTTATTGCCGTATGAGCGAAGCACTCCAGATCGCTAGCGTTTCAGCCCCAGGCTTTTTCGGGTTGAACACCCAGGACAGCCCGCTTGATCTGGCGTCTGGCTTTGCTCTGGTTGCGACAAACTGCGTTATTGACCAGTATGGCCGCATCGGCTCTCGTAAAGGCTGGTCCAGGGTCAACTCATCCTCTGGTAACCTGGGCGCCAATCCTGTTGGCGTGATTCATGAGCTTGTCCAGGCAGACGGGACGATGACGGTCCTGTTTGCTGGCAACAACAAGATCTTCAAGCTGGATGGCTCTAATGCGGTCGTAGAGCTTACGTACGGCGGTGGTGGTAGTGCACCCACTATCTCTGCAAATAATTGGTCCTGCGCCTCTTTAAATGGTATTACGTACTTCTTCCAGACTGGGCATGATCCTCTGATCTATGACCCCGCTGTCAGCACGACTACATATCGTCGGGTGAGCGAGAAGTCAGGATATGTAGCAACGGTTCCAAGTGCTGATATTGCCCTCTCGGCTTTTGGTCGCCTCTGGGTAGCCAATACCTCCACCGTTAAGAACACGGTTTACTTCTCAGACCTTCTGGCAGGCCATGTTTGGTCTACTGGTACAGCAGGATCGCTGAACGTGGATCGTGTGTGGCCTAACGGCCCAGACGAGATCACTGGACTAGCTGCACACAACGGCTTCTTGATTATCTTTGGCAAGCGTCAAATTCTGGTCTATCAAGACGCCACAACGCCAGCCACAATGCAGTTGCAAGATACGGTTGGCGGCATTGGTTGCATTGCCAGGGACTCGATCCAGACAACCGGCAAAGATGTGTTGTTTTTAAGTAACTCTGGCGTCAGGTCTTTTGCTAGGACGATTGTTGAGAAGTCTGCTCCGCTTGGAGATCTGTCCAAAAACGTCCGAAATGACCTGATGGATATTGTGGCTGGTGAGACTTTAGCCAACATCAAGTCTGTCTATTCTGAGAAAGAGGCGTTTTATCTGTTGACGCTTCCGTCTGTGGATGAGGTGTATTGCTTCGATACACGCGGCTATCTGCAAGACAACTCGTTGAGAGTGACGATCTGGGACTCTATCGAGCCTACTGCCTTGCTATCGCGCAGGAATGGCGATGTCCTGATTGGTAAGACTGGCTATATCGGCAAGTACAACACCTATCAAGATGATGGTGTGGCCTATAGGATGTTGTACTACACCAACCATGCGGATCTGGGTAACCAAAATGTTACTTCTATCCTAAAGAGGCTTAAAACCATTGTCATTGGTGGTACGAATCAGTTCGTCACCATGAAATGGGGTTTTGACCTCATTACCAACTATCAGTCTGCCAACGCTCAGATCCCAACGCAGGGCATTTCTGAGTATGGAACTGCTGAGTACGGAGCCAATGGATCTCCTGTTGCTCAGTACTCTGAGGGCATCTTGATCCAGACTCTTTCAGTTCCCGCAACTGGCAGTGGAAAGATTGTGCAGACTGGCTATGAGTCAAACATAAGCGGATCTCCTCTTTCGATCCAGCGCATTGAGATCCAGTACAAGGATGGGAAACTATCATGAGTAACTACACCAAAAGCACTAACTTTGCCACTAAAGATGCGCTTTCATCTGGCAATCCTTTGAAGATTGTCAAGGGCACTGAGATTGACACTGAGTTCAACAACATTGCCACTGCTATTTCTACAAAGGCAGATCTGGCATCTCCTACGTTCACAGGAACTCCATCTCTTCCAACTGGCACTACTGGCGTAACTCAGAGCTTTGGCAACAACACAACTGCTCTGGCAACGACTGCCTTTGTGCAAGCTGCAATGGCCGCACTGCATCCAGTTGGATCTATTTACATCAACGCGACCAACTCTACCAATCCAGGTACTTTGCTTGGATTTGGCACTTGGACGGCATTCGGTGCTGGCCGTGTTCCTGTTGGTTTTGACTCTGGCAATGCACTTTTTGACACAGCAGAAGAGACTGGTGGATCAGCAGACGCAATTACTGTAAGCCACACACACAGCTTTTCTGCTACGACAGACAGCCAAGGCGCACACACCCACGACACTAATGTCTTTAGGTATTCTGATCTGGCTGGAACTAATC